ATGCAGTTGTCTATAAACTCTTGTTTCTTGTAAACTAGCTCACGTTGCTCTTTACGTTGCTGTGCTTCTATTCGTACTATCTCGTCCCATGCACTAGGGCCATACGTCCAAGATATGTGTGCTTTAAGCTCTTCTCGCATCTCTTTGAGCTTTTGTTTCTGTGACCATATGTCTAATGCAGTAGCTTGGTTGTCATTAAACATCTTGTACATTGGGGGGTTCTTAGCTTTTTCCTCCAAGAAGTCTAGGTCACTTACAGCTTTAGACCACTGGGATACTGCACCAGCCATACCACTTATCTCTCTGCCAACCGATATAGCTTTCTTTATTCCGTTATACGCTGTAGTAGCAGCTGCCATAGCTGTAAATGGGTCTATCATTTGAACTTAACCTCTATAGGACACACATAGTTATGGCTTACCCTGTAAACCCTGTCGTACCAAAGACCATTCTTAGTGGCACCGCAATCGTAGTAGCAGTATTGAAATAACTGATTACCACCAGTCGTCCAAGCATGTCCGAAGGAAACAAACACCAATACACATAGCATTACTTACCCTTCTGGTTTGGTACAATAGCCTCGTGGTCTCTGTTAATATACTTTAGATCATTCTCAATCAGTGCAATACGTTGCTGTAGCTGTGTCATCTTGCCTATGGTACTAGCTAAGTTATCAGCCTCATCCCACAACTCCTCTACCTCATCTAAAGCCCATTGTATCTCCATAGCGTTGTCTAGGACATCACGTTTAAGATTTACGTTGTCCTCAATAGCCATCCTTGAGCCAAGTTGACTGACGGTCTCTTCTAGGTCAGCTATAGTGGCAGCTTGTTGTGATACCCACCATACCCCTCCAGATAACTGTGCAGCCATTGCTAGTACTAAGGCTATTGGTAACTTAGCGTTCTCCATCCCTACTCCGCTCCATCATTTGTCTTATAGCTTTGATGTTCTCGTCCATACGGCCCATTGTCACAGCTTGTACTTGTACGATACCCTCTAGGGCAATCAGCCGTGTCTCATGCCTTACAATCTCTCTGGTGTTAGTTTGTATGTCACTGTTTAAGGATGCAACAAACCAAACGAGAGCAACGGTTTGTCCTATGATAGCCAGTATAAAGGTTAGAGGGATGGATTTGTTAAGGTGCCACGGCTGATCTTTCATAACTACGTCCTTGGTATTTCAAAGTGTGGTAGGTCATAGAACTTGCCATCGTATGCTGACACAAGCTCTTCGGCTGTTCCTTCCCACTCACGCAGGTCTTTCACTCTCCAGTTACCACCCCAGCGCAAGGCTACGTCTTCGTCCTTACACGCTTGGATAACTGCATCAGCTACTGGATAGAAGTCTTCAAATTCCCACGACACAGGGTGAGGTACTAAGTCGATAGCATCTCCAGTTATGTGTCGTGATTTCATTGTCTGTGACTTGCCAGATTTGAACAACTCACGTTGACGGACCTCAGATCGAATACCTTCGATGATGGAGAAGTCCTTGGTGCTAATTTCAATGGCACGTTTCATAACTTGTACCATGTCAGGGTTTACACCTGATAGCCTCTGTAGGCTACGTTTTCCGAATTGGTATGGCATGTTGCCCCCCTAGAGTTTTGTTCAGTCTTACCTTAGCTCAAGCCAGTACAATACCCCTGACGTATTATTACCCATAACTTTTTCTATCTTGTAGTAGTGATCCACAGGTACAATACCTGAAGAATTACCAGAGTAATTGTGTTGGTTAAATGTAGATGCTCGTGTGACCTCTCCAGTGGGAGTTGATGTAGGACCAGTAAGAAGTGACCAACGGGTTTCACCGTTGAAATTGTTACCGTTTATGCCATAAGAAACCATTATCGGCCTTCCAGTGTCGTTATGGTAGACAGTACCTACTGACCTGCTGGGCTCTTGACCAGTCTGAGAGTTTGATCCAAGAGATGAACTTTTTACAGCAGCATTAACCTTAGCTGGTGAAACAAGGCTTTCAGTAGTACCCGTACCAGTTTCCCAAACTACCTCAGACTGATCTCCAAGAATACCAACTTGAACCCCAGCTGTAGTAACAACCTTAGTGTCGTCAAGTATCTCAAACTTGTTAGTTGATTGGTTGATGTAGGCAACATTGACCCAAGCCGTATCAGCCTCGTTACGTTGTTTTAGGAGGTTAGCTCCAGTGTCGTACCACCACATACTAGCGTAGGTAGTAGACGGGGCCGAAGCCCCGCTGTTGTTAGATGCCAAAGCCTGTAACGCATTGTTGATGTCGGATCGTGCGCTACTGGCTGTTTGGTTGGCGATTGTAAAGTCATGTTGTGACATATGTTTAATACTCCACTGTAGCACTCAGTGCTGTTATGTTCGGGGTTATCTTTGCATTAGTGTTTGAGAGGATTGCTCTGAACTGTACATACTGACCAACAACTTCACCAGAGGCTGTAACCCACTGTGCGCTAGACAAACCAGCCACTGTAGTTGAAGCCCTAGCTTGTAGAACAACAGAGAAGTCAGCAAAGTCAGCTGTCTCGTCGGTCCATGTATCCCAGTTATCAGGCCATGTGTCCCAGTTGTTAGGTATATCATCCCAGTTGATTTCTCCACTAACAGCATCCAGATGTTTACGGGAAACTGTTACAGTGGATGACAATCTTACTGTACGGGAAGTGCCTACATCAAAGTAGCCGTTACCGTTGTGGTAAAAGTTGTATGTACCCGTAGAACCAGCCGTTGAGTAACTAGACATGAACAAAGCACCGCCAGAGACTGTAAGGTTAGTCTTAGGGCCGCTAAACGAGGGGCTCGCGGGGCTCTCAGTGTGGGTTACGGTGTTACCAAGTGCAGGTAGCTCAGAGGGGTCAACAACCGTTGTAGCAGCTGCTGTACTCTCGTTACCAGTCTTGTCAACTGACGACACAAAGAACTTACCTGCAAGTGCTGGGTAGGAAATTGATGTCGCTGGCCTAGCAATCTTGTTAACTGCAAGCAGTGTAGAGGCATCTCCAAAGTTAGCAGAGCTATTTGAGGAATAGTACAGCTTATAGTGTGACAAGTCTAAGTCACTAACCGCTGGCCAGTCAAAGAAGATTGTACCCCCCGATAGTAAATGGGAGAGTGAACTAGGCTCAGATGGTGGTGTTGTATCCGCAGACAGAGGGTAGGTTGTAGTTACTGTTGTACCCTTATAACCAAGAGCATTAACTGGTGTGACCGATACTGTATAGTCAATATAAGAGGGTGTACTGTTAACATCAGGTGCATCAACACCCACGATCTCAAACCGACCAGCTGAGTTGCCCTCGTTAACAAGGATTGTCTGACCAACAGAACTGAAGTTGGCATCAGAGGTCTTCTTGTATTTAAGGATAACTGAGCCTATTCTTTCTATAGCTTCACTTCTAACTTGCACGACAAGTACGTTAACTACGTTCTCGTTGACCTCACGGTACTCTTGGCTTACTGTGACACCGATAGTTGGCACTTCGTAGTACTTCAACAAAGTTGAGTTGTTAGATACAATAGCCTTTTCATCCGCTACTGTAAACCCAAAAGCATTTACACTACTTTCCCTCAGTTGCAGGTTAACCCGTAGGTCTAAGTTATCTGGGTCAGGGTTTAACCTCCAACCTATAACTTCAAATGTCTTCTCGTTACCTACACCCCATCCGTAACGCTCGTTACGAAACTTAACAAAGTCTCCAACCTCGACATCTAACGCTTCCAAACCGAAGTCAGCAGACAGAGAGATTTGCTCCCTACTGCGGAACAGCATTTGTTTTGCTAATCTCTGTGCAGCAAAGCTGTTTGTGGTATAAGGAAGAGCTAGGTCAAGTGGTGTCTCTACCCCGTTATCCTCATTCAAGAACTCAGAAGAGATAATAGCTGGGTAGTCAGCACTAATCCAATCTTGATCTTTGTCGATGAACGTACCAGTTACCTTGTTAAAGTTGTCCCTAGAGGAAACCCTAGTATCAAGGGATACCCCAGACCTAAGATCATCTAGTGTGAACGTCTTAGTTGGTGTAGTAAACTCACCAGCATACAACTTCCACATACCAGCACCCCAGAACAGAGTACCACCACATGAAGTCATCATCTGTTCAAGTACAGTTCGTATGGGTTGATTTAGGTTTACAACACCGTTGATTGTGTATTGCTCAGTACCATCCGATAAGATGTCAGTCTGGTCACAAACGTCAGCAGCTGCCTCAAAGGTAGTGTAGTTGATGTTGCTAGTGTCGTCGTTCATGCCGTAGTTAGATGTCAAGTAGTCCTTGATGACCCAAGCGGCATTGTTAGAGTACACAGGTGTTTGATCGACACCAGATACAGTCTTAGTAACCTTCTTGCCCTTAATAACAGCTGTCACAACTGGAAGGCCGTTTACAAAGGCATCTTGGTCGTATGTAAAACGACAATACAAGTAAGCTAAACCCTTGCCTACGAAAGTGTCGTCCAACTCTGGGTTCTGTGATGATACAGAGCTAATAAGAGTGTTGGCAAGTGTACTTGTGCTATTTGCAAAGGTGTCGTTTACACTTGTCTGGTCACCAAGGTGTTTGTATATCTTTACAAAACCGTTGAATGGGGCAGATGTAACATCCTCGTTGGACATAGTAACGACTTCATCGTTTAGGTAGATGTCGCCAATCTCTTCTACTTCGTGTGCAGCCAGTACAATGATCTGATGCAGTATCCTGTTGTTGACACCAGTAGACTCAACGAAAGTGATTGTACCACCCTTACGGACTTGACCATAGACAACCTGTGCAGGTTCTGTAGCACCCTTACCGTTAACCAGAAGTCCACCGCTGCCGAGAGAACTGAAGTCAGGTTTAGGAGATAGTGCAGACAGGAGGGCTGAGGTAACAAGTGTAGTGGCGATATAGCCTACAATCATTGAGCCAGTAATAGCACCACCAAGTACGGAGAAACCTGCAATAGCTGCACCTGTCGAACCCGCATAACTAAGGATGTAAGCCCCAATAGTAGCTGGCTCACGAGCCACTCTATCCCAAGAGTTCCAGTGCGTTACTGTGTAGCTGCCTAATTTATATCTTGACATTTGGCCCCCAAGAACTTTGTACGTCTTCTGCGTTTAATTTGATTAGGCCATCTTTGCTAAGGAACACACAACGTGAGCCTAGAGAGATGCCCATAGCAACTCCAATCATCCACCTTTGGCTTTTGTTGGTGGTAACTAGGGAGCCTAGAACTGGTCTGTCGTAAGGCGTAAGCCTTGATCTAAGGGCTGCATCAATGCCGCCAAACCTAAATGTCTTTCTTAGCTCATCTCTTCTCATGGGCTTACCTTCGATCATGTATTTACCTAACCAATCTTCAGCCCACCCTTGTCCGTACATAGCTTTCCAAGCGCCATTAGTAAAAGTGAAGCAGTCATGCACACCCCATTCAAAGGGGACATCACACACTTCACTAAGGTATTCGTTTAACCTGCTGATCTTCCCCATGCTACTTGTTGATCCTGTATGTCTTGCACAAAGGAAAAGAAGCTGTCTCCACTGTATCGGGCTTTGTGGCTCTCATCTGTGTATCTCCAATTTCGGGAACGCTCCAGTTCGACCAGCTTACTTTCGATAGTAAGCACGACAGTAGCAGTTTCGGGTTCGTCTGAGATTTGCATGGTGTCCATGAAGCCACTAAAGATTTCTACTGCTGGGGTGACACTTTGTTCACCTAAGTATACTTTAGCTATACGCCTCTGGTAGGGTTCCTGTAGGGCTATTGAGATGATAGAACTGTCAAGGCCAGTCAAGGTTAGCACCATACCCTTAGCAGATAGGTCTCCTACTTCCTCAGCGGCTGCTATGTTGAGCAAAGCGCCTGTTCCTGTGTAAGTCTCCCCACCGATAGTTCGGTTACCCAGACCTGTCCACAATCGCAATGGCCCCACATCTATAGGGTTTCCATCTGCACCCGTAATAGTCCTAGTGTCGAACATCAACTCAACAGCGTAGTAAGGTTCTACAGAGTTACCAGTGAGGGCAGTTAGTAGTCCACTGTCTATTGTACGGCTCATCCTACAACCTCCGTAGCACCGAAGGAGATGCCAAAGAAACTTGCGTTGTCAACAGACCAAGCTGTCTCGTTAGAGGCAAGACGGAACAAGCCAGATGCGTCAACTAACACAGCGTCTACACCAGTACGAGCCTTACGCAATTTAGGCCACACCTCTAAGTCACCAGACCCACTGTAGTCAACTAATACCTTGTGTAGTGTCGCATCAATAGCAGCCCCCAGCTGAATATAGTCTCCAGCTTTAAGTGTGCCGTTAGAACTGTTCACGGTAAGGCTATCGTCTCCAACAACCCCAGTGACGTTAATAGATGTAGCAGTACCCCTAACGGACCTAGCGGATGGATCGTAGAGCAAGAACGTACCAGCACGGCCCTTGAGGGACATAAGGAACGACACCCAAGATTCAGCATCATCACGGTTCATGGGCGGCAAGGTTACATCAGCTTCCCACATCTGACCATCGTAGGAATGTGTCTGTTGCTTGTATGTGAACGGGGACATAGACACCGCTACAGTGTTCCTAGCCCTTAGTTCGATACTAGCCATACCTACGTTTGTAGGCAGTGAGAGTGGGTATGAGATAGCCATTACGCCATTGCCCTTCCATAGTTACCGCCACGGCGTTTACTGTCTACAACAGC